TAATCATCAGCAGATGCACTAGGCTTGCCTGATGTGGTGATTAGCTTTGAGAACTGACTAGCACTAGGTCTTCCTAACCTAGCGTCTAGCCATTCCTGAGTACCCTGTTCAGCTTCCAGTATTTTCAAGTTTCTTCTCCAACATTGAGATTGCTCTGTCATACTGGGCTACTGATAACTCATCCACAGTCTTGCACTTGAACACCTGACAGAACTTCTTAACATCACTGTCTGTAGCCTGTAACAATCCCTTTAACTTAGCTGACTGGTCTTCACTGATAGGTGTATCAACGAACGCAAGTGGCAGGTCTTCCCCTGCGTACAGCGAAAAGCCCAACCCAAATAGTGCGATACACTTAACGAGACATCGCATTCTGGCATCAGATACATCTCTTGATGTTGGGTTTACGATGGCTTTGTTTCTGTGATCCATCACTGGTAGCCACATACGTCTTGTAATGTCTTCTACGGTCAACTCTACTTCCACCTCAACAGTACCGTTCTGATCTATGTTAGGCTCAAAGTAACAGTAACTAGCATTGGGATAATGGGTCATCAATGTACCCCAAGCGTATGCCCATGAAAGGTAACTCAAGTTACCCTTCTTCTCGATATGCTTTGATACGTCAATCGCTGACAGTGTTGTCCATACGTTACTCATTATGCACCCCCTAAGATTTGTTGAAACTGTTTCTCGCTATACCATGTAGCACTAGCTTCTTTAGCGTAAGCATCTGCATAGCCGTTGTAGTAGGCTTCTGGTTCGCACTCACGAGCAGGATAGCCATGTACGCAATCGAACTCGCCCTTCTCATAATCATTTAGCTTATTTAAATCACTCATATCTCATCTCCATTTGTGTAATGTGTTCATTGATGTAATCAACAGTTATCTGGTTAAGGTATGATACAGATGCCTCAACTAGTTTACCAATCTCTTCATAGTTTTCGTCAGCCAGTGCCTGCAAAACCTGCTGATGATATTCTTCCATGAACCCTAAATCACCTAGATACTCACCTATAAAGGCATCTTGTAGCAAGCCTGCATCATTACGCATGATGTCAATAGAGTATCTCCAAGCTGTTTCTGTAACTTCTGAGTCACTAGATGTGGTGGTGATGAGAGGGAATTGTGTTTCCGCCCTGTTGAAGCTGTATTCTTCAAATATTATTGGTTTCATTTGTGCGTCCTCATGTTTGTGTACTGACATATTAGTGGGTTGTTACACCCATGTCAATATTTATTTGCAAATTATTTTACATTAGTATATGATGGGTACAAATCACTAAGGAGATCCGCATGGATATTAACAAATCGTTAGACTTTTATATGAAGACACACCGTATGACCCAAGCTGATATAGCTAGAGAGGGTGGACTATCCCCTGCTACTGTTAGTTTGATCAGAAACAACCACCGAGATCCAAGCTGTGCCACATTGATAGCACTGTCTGATCTATTCCAAGTGCCAGTCAGTGAGTTTATCAGGGCAGGTGAACATGGATAGAGGCTACTACGCAATCATCCCTGCCAATGTCAGATACGATGAGAGTCTAACACCTAACGCCAAGTTACTTTATGGGGAGATCACTGCACTGTGTAATGAGAGAGGATACTGTTGGGCAACCAATGGTTACTTTGCAGAACTATACAGTGTGAGCAAGGTATCTGTCAGCAAATGGATAGGCAATCTAAAAGACGCAGGCTACATCAGCATTGAGATGGAGCAGGATAAGGGTACTAAACAAATCTTAAACAGGTATATAAGATTAGTTAATGACCCTATTAAAGAAAACTTAAATACCCCACAAAGAAAAGTTAATGGGGGTATTAAAGAAAAGTTTAAGGATAATAATACAGTTAATACTACATCTAATATTACAGTTAATAATATAGATCATTTTGAATCATTCTGGACTGTTTACCCAAGAAAGGTTGGCAAGGCACAAGCCAAGAAAGCATGGGATAAACTCAAACTTGATGACAATACTGTAAGGATGATAGCTGAGAACATTGCATTGAGGATTAAACATGGCGAGTGGAGTGATGCTAACAAGACATTCATTCCCCATGCGTCAACCTATCTAAACAATGCAAGGTGGGAAGATGAGGTTGATACCACACAGAGGGTGGCCAAAAAACCTGATCAAATAAAGAAACGCGATATTGAACACGCATTAACCGATAGATCATGGGCAAACTAGGAGTAATAAATGTCTGAATACAATATACCATCTGACCTTTTTGAGCGCAGATACGATGCATATAAGAGCCATCCTGCATACAACGTGATAATACAATTACATCGCGCGTCTATGGCTATAGACTTTATGCAAATCAAGTTGGATATGGAAAGTGATGGACTGACTGACTTAAAAGAAATACTGGATAATTTAATAAATTGCTTTATAGAGTTTGATGCAAGCAAAAAAGACTGGGATGAACACTTCCAATATAGGAGAATACAATGACACAAGTAGAGAGAGTATTAAAATATTTAGAAGATGGTAAGAAGCTAACCTGCCTGAATGCTTTTGAAGAACTGGGCATCACACAGGTGGCGGCTAGAATCTTTGAGTTGAAAGAGAAAGGTCATGACATCAAGACTAATCGCAGAAAAGTAACCAATCGCTACAATGAAATCTGTAGTGTAGCTGAATACTACATGGAGAAATGATATGGGTAGCATGAAAAGCGGTAGACGTAATACGTACAAGTATGTTGGCAGTGAGCATAGTTACTTTGTTAAGGGTAAGAGTTACACCTACAGAGATATAGAAAGAGCAACAGGGATAAACATTGCTACAATCAGGACTAGGATGGGGCAGATTGAGGGCAAGGTAATTACTGATGCAGTTGTTGCTCCAAGACAGGATGCTTTTTGCAATGCTGATGGCACATACTTTTCACAAGCACAAAGGAAAAACATTCCTGACAGGTGTGAAACTGAATCCGAGAAAATGATGAATCAATATTTAAGGAGAGCCTTGTAATGGGTGAAGCGTGGACTGTTAATACACCAAAGAAACTTTCTATGTACACAGAGTTTGTTAAGCAGATGTATGATAAACATAAGTACATCACATTTGAATACAAACTAGGCAAGCCAAGAAGCATCAAGCAGAACAATGCTATGTGGGTGTTCTGTAGGGATATAGCCAAGAGGTGTAACGATGCAGGGTTTCCATGCGTGATTACCAGTCCAGTCTTGAGTAAGCCTATCGAAGCCCCGTGGACTGACCGCAGTGTGATGGACTTAATATGGATGACAGTGCAACGCGCCATGTATCCTGAGAAAGATGAGAGCAGTAGGCAACTAGCTACAGATGAAGTACCATTGGTTGCTGAAACAATAATAAGACACTTGGCAGAACAATATGGACTCTATGTATCATTCCCTTCAAAGGATTTTAAAAATGGCAATAAAGCGTGATGCGGCAGATAAATGGTTTAGTGATGTAGTAAGAAAGAAAGCAGGTCATGTATGTGAAAGTTGTAATAAAGTTGAGGGCAGAATGGAATGCGCTCACATCTATGGTAGGTCAGCAAAGTCTGTGAGGTGGTCATTAGATAACGCAGTATGTCTATGTCATTACTGCCACATGAGGTTTACTGCTAACCCACTGGAGTTTACAAAGTGGCTTGAAGAGACGTTAGGTGAGGGACACATGGAGATGCTGAGAGAAAAGTGGCAGGTGTTGATGAAGACGAACAAAGAGTTAAGAAAAGAAATAGCGAAACATTACAGGGAAGAGTTTAAGAAAATGGATGAAGATGAGAAGTATGAACCAATCAGTTATAACTGAGGTGAAATATGCCAGTAAAAATAGATGATGAAGTTTTGTTTATAATGTTTGATAATGTAGAGCAGTATGGCTTTGATGAACATAAGTTGAGGCTTATCAATATACTAAGCGCATCACTTAAAGGTCATTCGCAATACGCAAGAAATGAACTTATTAAGCTATGGGATGACATTGAGGCTGATATATCTTTGGCTAGTGAACCGCCAACTGAAGAGCAATTAAGTCTTGAACATCCTGAGATGTTTGATGTAGAATAACCTTACACATTTCCCCTAGTATGTGTATGTCGTGTGTAGTTTTTGCCCCTGTATATGGGGCATTTTTTTTGGTATAATTGGGGAATGTCTAAGTCCCTATTAAAACGCATTGGCGTATCAGGTTATAACAAGCCTAAGCGCACCCCCTCGCACCCCACAAAGTCCCATGTAGTGGTAGCTAAAGAAGGCAGTAAGGTTAAGACTATCCGCTATGGCCAGCAAGGTGTAAGCGGTGCAGGTAAGAACCCACAGACTGCCAAAGAAAAGGCTAGACGCAAATCATTCAAGGCTCGTCATGCTAAGAACATCGCAAAGGGTAAGATGTCTGCGGCATACTGGGCAAATAAATCAAAGTGGTAGGAGATAACCATGCCATACGGTAAAGGTACATACGGTTCAAAGGTGGGCAGACCGCCAAAGAAAAAGAAAAAGTCATTACTAGGAATGGGCAATGGCAGTAAACGCGGCAGGTAATTACACCAAGCCAACCATGCGTAAGAACCTGTTTAACAGAATTAAAGCAGGTGGCAAAGGTGGAAGACCCGGACAATGGTCAGCGCGTAAGGCGCAGATGCTTGCTCGTATGTATAAAGCTAAGGGCGGTGGGTACAAGTAATGCTTGCCAAGTCACAGCGTAGCCTGAAGAAGTGGACTAAACAGGACTGGGGTACTAAATCAGGTAAGCCTAGCACTCAGGGTTCAGAAGCTACAGGTGAAAGATACCTACCTAAAAAGGTTAGGCAAGCACTCAGTCCTCAAGAGTATGCCGCCACATCAGCAAAGAAGAGAAGAGATACTGCCGCAGGAAAGCAGTTTAGTTCTCAGCCTAAGAAGATTAAAAAGAAAACCAGACGCAAGTCTTTACTAGCCTAGTATTGCCATACCACAGGTGTGGTTTCTCGAATGTCTACATGGATGAACGTCTTGGCTACACCCACTCCAGTAAACCCTAGACGCATCGCCTCACTAACAATCTTGTATCTCTCCGCACCGTTGGCTACAGCTATATCTGCGGCTATGCCTTGTGCATGAGTTCCGGGTTTTGATTTACGCGCCTCGATGGGATGTGAGGGATCACGGTAGCCAGATGTAATGTTAAACGAAAACCCACAGGCTTCTCTTAACTCATCTAGCTTGTGTATAAACTCTTCCTTCATTTCGTTGTTGCCAGTACACTGACAGTCAAACTCTTCGATCTTGAAATACTTGTACATTACTCACCTCGATACGGATTTGCCAAGAAGTCCATGCCTTGCCAAAGACTCTCGACTTCCTTATCTATTTTATCTAGCTTACCCTGTATCTTATCACTATTCTCTGTAGCAAGTTTAGCTTTTTCTACAGTTACCTGCATCTCAGTAACTAGCTTCTCAACATCAACTACTCTTTCTTGTAAGGCTATCAGTTCTTTCTGTCGCTCCATGATAGTCTCAAGGTTGCCGCCTAACTCTATGAGGTTCTCTTGCATCTCAGTAGTATCAGGTATCTGTATCGACTCAACCGCTTCAAGTCGTGAGTAAAGACTACTGGCTGTCCATACAGTACCACCTATGGATGTCCCTATCGTTAGAACAATGGCAATCCACACACCCTTGAGTTTAGTGCCGCCAATGTTAAGTTCTGTATCAGTAAGCATACTGTTCCTCACAGTAATCGAAGAAGCACTCATTGTCTGTCGGACCAGTGGTATAAAACTCAGACTCTTGTCCTGCTCCCAACACATCTGCCGCGCTAACGAAAGCACCCTCTAAGCTGTATAATAAAACTATATCAGTTGTATGGAAGGAAAGTGTAGCATACCCACTACTAGCATCGAATGCGGCATCGTAAGCATTAAGGAAGTCCTCACCCATCATATCAACTTCAGCTTGCATATCCTGCACTAAATGCTCATCATTCTGTACGGCTACAAATGCGGCAAAGGTTTGGGCTGTTTCTTCTACAGTATCAAGGCTCTCATTGTACACATCAACATGGACATCAGTAATCTCAACATTGTTGTCAGCAATATATGACTGTACTTCCTGTGCTTCGATAGCATCACCACTCTCTTGTGCTGACTCAGCCATCTCATTTACTACCACTGCTTCTATCAATACCTCTGACGCGCCCACAAATGCGCTTATAGCCGTGTTTAGTTCTATCTTAGCCTCTTCTACCTGTTCGTCTACAAACTCGTTAGCGGTCATTGTATAGACAGCTTCCGTTGTCATTTGTAAAGCATCATTGTAGGCTTGTGCCTGTTCGTAAGTCAGCTTGCCATCATTAACCGTGCCATCGTGTGCAATGTAGCCATCGTGTGCTAGTGACTCCATGCCACCAACACGCTGTATACCTGCATCAAATGTATCTACAATGCTTTGGCTTTGGTTGACTAAGTTACTTAGATCAATGCTGTGGGCGGAAACGCTCAGACACGCTAAGATTGTCGCCAGTATCTTCTTCATCTATTATTACTCCTATACCTAGTAGTTGGTCGTAGTGTTCTTGCTTGTCTTCATAGTCAGGAATAAATAATGTCGGGTTATTCTTCATGGCTATAAAAGCATTCTTTCCAAATACCATACGCCCATTGACTAATATGGGGCATGGTGTACCTGCTATAAACATGGCTTGCCACACGGAACTGCTTTGACACATAAGTGCTACAGATGCGATAGACATACCTAAGTCTTTAAGTACCTTGCTATCCTTCCTGCGGTTACACTCTACATCCTGTACATATCCACCAGTTGCCAGACCTATGACATCTATCTGAAGAGAGCCACTACCTGAACGCAAACAAGTATC